GGTAAGTAGTAGTGTAAATAGTCTGTGTTAGCATCCCATCCTGTTGTGTCTATTGAGTAAACAGATTGTTGATCATCTAAACTAGTTGCTTCAGTTGAATAATTTGAAAGTAAATTTGGAGATCCAGATATAAATCCAAGATAACTATATCCTGTATTATTTAATTGAGGAAATCCATAAGCTTGATTTGCTTTGTCAAATGTTAATATTGTATTGTTATTTAAAACAGTACCTGGACCTATTACAGAACCTGGTCCTGTTATTCCTTGATTAGCTATTAAATTTCCACTAACTATAACAGTTCCATTATTAATTAATTCACCTAATATAAGATATTGAGCATCTTCTTCAATAATAAAAGTACAATTTAATGGTATTAATAAGTCTCCATGATTAGTAATATTTTCATGATTTTTAATAATACTAATATTATCTGTCTGATTTAATAAAAATGAAGATGGTACATTTGTTAATCCACTACCATCACCTACAAAACTTCCTGTAAAAGAACCTGTTATACTACCTCCTTGTACAGAAGCAACTAGTTCATTTATAATTGTTCTAGCGATTAGACCTGAATCTCCGTTATTTAATTGATTTATTGACATTAATATGTTTTTGTTATAAATATCATTTAATTAAAAATTACTAGTATCTCCCCAGTATCCATTATCATTCCAAACTCCTTGATCATTCCAATATCCGTTTACTAAAACTCCTATGGTTGGTGAAACATAAACTGCTCCTCCACCATCAAAAGGTTGTTCGTTTACTATTACTTTATTAATACCTGGAAGTTTCTTTATTGCTGTTAAATCCTTTTGAGGAATATCAGGTATAATGTAACCCCATATTTTAATATTAAATGTACTACTTACTGTTCTTTCTGCTTTGTCTGCTAACTCAGTTTTCATAGTAAAGCTATCAATCATCGCTCTAAACTGAAAGCGAGAAGGATCGCCCCAATATGAATCAGAAGCGTATTCAATTGCTTCAACAATTTTATTTAATTGATCTATGTAATAAGTATTGACAGCACACGTATAAGTTAAAGTAAGATAATCTGGTACTACAACTGCGTAAGCTGTTTGTTCAGGTACTATATTATTTAATAAATCAAAGTTACTATATGCGTTTCTAGAAGAATATTTCTTTTTCCAAATAGCTAAGTTATGAGGATTATTCGCGTCTAACTTGTTAGCTACGGTTCTTACTTTTTCAATAGAATCTCTTTTAAACATGATGATTGGCATCATAATTCTACCTTGAGAATCTCTAAAGTAACCTTCTTTTTGAAATGAAGCCCATTTTTCAGGTGAACCATATATAATAGGAACTTCTATTCTTTGTCCGTTTTGTATTACATAAGGTTTAATAACGTTTTGAAAATAATAAAATACTGCTTCATCTATATCTTGAATACCAATTGAAAAAGGTTTTACTGTATCTCCTTTAAAAGAAATTTGTCCTGCTCGTCCTGGATTATTTGCTAAATTAGGATTTCCTATAGGGGAAAATCCGGGACCTGATTGATTATAAGGCTCTTGTTGAGATATAAGTATCTCTTTTTGAGTTTTAGGTATTGGTTTTCTTGAATTAGTAGCCATTTTCTTTGTATTTAAAAATAAATCCTTTACAAGTTTTATATTTTCCTCCTAAATGAAGTCTCATATTAACTTCATGTACTCCTATATATTCTGCGGCTTTTTTAGATGATACATGTTCTTTAATAAAATTTCCTTGTTTATCAAATTGTAATGTAGATTTATTTTTGGCTAAAATTCCTGCTTGTATTTGATACTCAGAAATTTTCCAATTTCCTTTTCTCTGTTTACTTATTTTTTCTCCAAATTCTTTAGGTTTAGGTTTTGAATTAGCTTTACCTATTTTATTTTTAGTTTCTTGAGTTAGGAAATATCCTCCTTTTGGACCCCCACCCCCATTATTTATATTATTTAATTTAAATCCCCAACTTTTAAATAAACTTATATAATGTTTTTCCCAAAATTTCCAATCAGAAGTAGGTACTTCATCTATAACATTTATATTTAAATTTTTCTCTTTTTTATATCTATGATCATTTAATCTTAAGTTAGGAGAATTTTTAGTTTTTCCTATATATAAAGGAACCCCATCATCTTTACACAAATAATATATATAAGTAATATCCATTTATTATAAATATTACAATCGATAAGGTTGAATATTAACTCTGTCACCTGGGATGTAATGACATTCACAAGTTACAGATACATTATATCCCCAATTTTGTAAATTAGGATTTAATGGGTTACCTGGGTAAGGATAGTCAGGATCTTTTCCTGCAAAAAATTGTACTATATTTGTATTATCTATTTCCCAATAGCTTTCTTGATATAAAATTACATCACCAACTTCAGGATGTACTTTAGCATCTACTAAATCATCTCTTAAAAAAGCAAAACTAATAGGCCAATCAAAATCTACTCCTAAATCACTTGTAGGACTTGTATTATCTCCTACAGTAATCATAGCGTTAAATATAATAGGACCATCAAATAATCTTCCTGTAGATGCTTCACCATACATATTAACTTTAGTTTCAGCTATTTTGTATTTGTAAAAAGCACATTCCTCAGAGATAATATTTCCTATTAATTCTCTGTTAAGTCTTCTTACAAATGATACATCTCTACTTGATCCAAATAATGCGCACATATTTTATATTTGAGTTTTCCATTTATATCCTCCACAGCTTCTATTATTTTTATCTAAAACTGTATATATATTAGCTTGATTTAATTTTAAAATTCTGGCTGCTTCTGCTGCGGATTTAAAAGTATTTAATAATTCGTTGTTTTTACTAAGTTGATATACTGTTATGGATTTAGCTTTTATAATAGCTTCAACATGATATTTTCTAGAAATTCCTTTGTCTTTTCTTGTTTTAGTTACATTATGTTTTTTACCTAATTTATTTTTTCTTATTTTTTCTTTATGTTCTTTAGAAAATATTTTTCCTTTATTTCTACTTATTCCTTTATTTGATTGACTTTTTTTAAGTTTAGTTTCTTCACTATCAAAAGAACCAAATCCTCTTCCTAATCTATTATTAAGATGTTTATTACTTAAAACATCATATTTTAAACCCCAATATATTTCTTTATTATCTAAATCTTCAACAGCACATTCTTCAATTATTTCAAATATATGATTTTTAGGACCATATTTTTTTAAAGATGAATATATACTAGGTTGATCTTTACATGATAATTGTTTATATTTAATCCATCTTCCTTCAATATTAGTTGATTGACCAATATATATTTTTCCATTAGGGTTTGTTATTTTATATATTCCTATCATCCTATAAATATTTGCATTGGTGATCTACCTAATTCATTCATAGTTGAATCTCCTTCTGCTTGTTTTCTTGCTAATAATGCTTGACGAGATGTGTCGTCAAGATATGCTCTTAATCTTTCAATTAATGCTGTTTTTTCAGTAGTTGCTGCTGTAATTAAGTCTCCTGAGTTTAAAGATATTTCTCTATTAGGAATAGGAATTGTTGATTGATATTTTCCTCTTACATATCCTAACATTTCTTTACATAATGCTAATGTATATTCAAATATCCATTGACGACCAATAGAGTTAATTTGAGAATATGTTGGGTTTACAAAGTTAATGTTTGAAGGATTTGTTATACTTCCTTGAGCATTTCCAGAATTATTTATAACACTATTATTTCTTTCCTCTAAACTAATGTATTGAAACCAAATATGATGATTATCTTTATCAGGAATAGGAAATATTCTTAATTTATTATTTATAAGTTCAAATGAGTAATTTGCTAATGAAATTTCGTTTTGCATTTCTACTGCTTGAGCAGATTGAAGTAATAAACTTGTAGGATACATTAAGAATCCTGTTGATCCAAATAAACCATAAGCTCCAACTGCTGGTACTCCCCCTAAACCTGAAAATATACTTAAGTTATATACTTGATTTACCGCGGGAGGTGGTTGCCAAAATACTCTTTTAATTTCAATCCCACCTGTAACGTTATTATCTAAAGCCCATTGATCTAAATTATAATCTTGAATACCTGCTGTGGTAGTTACTGAACCGCTATACCAATTTATATTTCCTCCTGCTCCTGCTTCTTCAGCATATTGTTGAGTTAATCTTATAACCCCAGCCATTGAAGGAGTTACAATAGCATGATTCATGTTTGATGCAGTAGGAGATCCTATTACGTTTAATAAATTATCTCTTACTTGAAAAGCATATAACTCATTTCCGTATGTAGTGATTGCTTCTTCAAACGCAGCATAAAAGTTTAAATCTTGAAGTTCAACCTCCATAATAGGATATCCTAATCGTCTTGCACAGAATGTAACTACTTTATCAGCATCAGTTTGAAACTGGTAGTCGTTATCATAAAAACCAAATGGAGTTTCTCCTGGGTAAAAGGAAGAAGAGCCGGGATATATAGGAATATTCATGTATTATTATATTTGTTATAAATATTAAATCTTTTTTAAATATCCTGTTATTGTTACGTCTATTGGATAAACATCGCTAGCATTTCCATCTACAGTTACTACAATAGATTCTGTATCAAGACTCACCATATATAATTCTCCTCCTGGTAGTTCAAATTCTGTTATAATTTGATTTGGTTGTAACATTACCGAGGAAAGTTTTCCAAGAATATTTTCTTGAGCCGCTGTTCCAAGTCTTATAAAACTACCAGCCGTTATAGTTATAATATTAGTATCACTATTATTTTCAAGTTGACAAGCAGTATTATAAATACTAGTTGGTTCTACAGATTTCATTGATACAAATTTATAACCAGGCGTTATTGGAACTATTTCATATTGACCAGCAATATTTAATGGTATATTTGATAATGTCCATCTGTACCATAAATTATCTGCAGTCACACTGCCACTTACACTTAATGATCCAGTTACTGATAAATCAGAATTAATCGATATTCCTCCATTATTAGGAGTAGCAGATATTATATTTTTACTTCCTTCTCTATCTAAAACAAAAAGATTATCAGAATTTGGTTGTG